TGGGGGCGGCGAATGTTGCAAATACCGCTATCAATCAAACTCATGTTCTTGCAACAGCAGATGTTTCGACGGGCGCGCCCGTTGTTGATGATTGCACAATGTCAGAGGAAGAAAGCTTTGACGCGCCTAACCTTGATACTGGTGCGCCTGTTCTAGGAACGGCCACGATAGCGCAAGATCATCAGTTGCTTGGGGCAGATTTAGCATCAGGAAGCCCAGTCTTAGGAACGGCATTAATAAATCAATCGCACGTTCTTGTTGGTGAAGGCTTCAATTCAGGAAATCCTACGCTTGGAACGGCGGCTATTTCTCAGAACCATGTTATTACTCCGCAGGGCTTTGCGACAGACCCCGTGGATGTTGGCTCTCCGCTTATTGAGCAAGTGCATATCCTTACAACCGCAGACGTTACGACTGGCGCTCCTAGCGTTCCAAGTATCGCAATCGTTCAAGAGCATATCTTTACAACGCCAGATATAACAACGGGCGCTCCCGTTATTGATAGCGGGGTTCTTAATCAAACTCATATTCTAGGCGGGCAAGGTATAACCACAGGAGCACCTAGCGTTCCCCAGATTGATCCAAACTTCATTTACGGATTTACTACTGCAAATATATCAACTGGCGTTCCAAGCGTACCAAGTACGGCCTTAGCACAGGTAAATATTCTTTCAGCCAATAACATCACAACGGGCGCTCCGATTATCCCTGATCTTTTGTTTGATGCGGGCATAGGTAGATATGCTGATGAGCAAGAAAGCAGAAATACGGTAGTAGAGGTTAGCACAAGAAATTCTGTTGAAATTCTTGAGGCTAATGAGATCAACGAAGCTGCTTAACTTATACAATGTTTTCGTGTAGAGTGCGGCTAGAAACTAATGGACGCAGCGAATGGCTTTTTACATTAAGCAGAACGATACAGCACCGATAATTCTGGTAACCCTGAAAGATGGCAATGATGCTGTAGTGGATCTAACTGGCTCAAGCGCAGTTTTTAAAATGCGGGCTGTTGGGCAAACTACGGTTAAAACAAACGCCGCCGCGATCATCCATAATGCAGATGGTGGTCAAGTTCGATATGAGTGGGTCGCGGCTGATACGGATACGATAGGGTCTTATGAAGCTGAGTTCCAGATAACCTTTACCGATGGAAAAATTGAAACATTCCCAAATGCTGATTTTATCAGGATTACAGTAACGGATGATATATCATGAGTGGATTAGTCGTAGAAACACAGCCCGCAAGAGAGCCTCTTACCGTTATTGAAACACGGGATAGCTTGAGGCTTGATGATGATGTAGATGAAACCCTTGTGATGAGCCTAATCATTGCGGCGCGGGAGTGGGCCGAAAATTACACAGGGCGAGCGCTCATAACTCGCACCATGCAGCAATGGATGGATGGGTTCGTTCCTGTTGATATGCCGTTGTGGGAAGGCTGGAAAACTGGCCCCGATATTGTCAATTATCAAAACCACATTGAGTTAGCTTTAGCTCCTGCAATCTCTGTTTCAGATATTAAATATTATAATGATGGTGACGCGGAAGATTTAGAATATGCCGTTACTGTAGCGGGTGGTGTTTTCGTTATTGATGGTTCTTCGCAGCCTACTTTAACCCTCAAGCGCGGTTCTACATATAAGTTCAAGCAAGACGATAGCAGCAACGGAAGTCATCCTTTGCGGCTATCTGCTACGGCGAATGGAACCCACGGCGGCGGCTCAGAATATACGACTGGCGTAACGACTAGCGGAACGGCGGGAAGTTCTGGTGCTTACACTGAGATAACTGTTGATACCTCTGCGCCCGATGCTCTTTACTATTACTGTTCAAATCATAGCAATATGGGCGGGGCTTTTACGATAACGGATCAAGATGTAGAAACCGTTTGGCCCGCAAAGAATTATTATGTCGATACAATCAGGGAGCCAGCCCGCGTTATTCTTAGGGATGGCGGGTCATACCCCACAGAATTACGGGCCGCTAACGCATTAAAGATAACTTATACAGCGGGATATGGCACAACCACTCAAAGCGTTCCTGAGCCTATTAGGATCGCCATGATGCAGTATTGCGCTTTCATGTATGAGCATAGAGGCGATGGTGAGGGAAATGTCGTGCCAATACCTCCAAAGCTTTTAACTCAGCTTTTGACACCATATCAAATAATGCGATTTGGTTCTACGCCTTACAAGGGAATGGTAAGAGCGGGGATCGGCTAAATGTCTATCGGGAATATGCGTAACAAGCTTGAGTTACAAGCTGCTACAAGAACCTCAGATCAAGGCGGTGGATCTTCTATTGCTTGGACAAAGGTAGCTACTGTTTTTGCCAGCATTACGCCCAAAAATTCAAATGAGACAGTTTTTGCTGATAAGCTTAGAGATAAATTAGAAAGCACTATAAGAGTTCGCTATAGAGCAGATCTAACGACTGCTAATCGGCTTGTTCAAACCTATCGTCGTAATGGTAGCCAAACGACTAGAACCTTTACTATCAAGGGCGTTTTGAATGTAGATAATCGCTTTAAGTTTCTTGATTTAGATTGTGAGGAAGGTGTAGCCTCATGAGTATCAGGGCAAAGGTTATAAATAAGCCAAATTACAAAGCTGTTGAGGCTGGATATTATAGAAATATAATGAAAATTATTGCTTCTGGAACTCAAGACACAATGAATACAGCAAAGCAAAGCATTCAATCTCATAGCAGTAGTGGCGCGACCTATCAAAAATATAATCCTCGCCGCACTCACACAGCGTCAGCGGCGGGAAACCCACCAAATTCTGACACAGGATATTTAGCGGCTAATATTCATATGGTCATAGATGCCGATGGTCTAGGTGGGTCAGTCGAAAGCAGGGCAGATTATTCTGAGGCTCTTGAGTTTGGGACTAGCAAAATGAAAGCTAGGCCATTTTTACAGCCCGCTCTTGAGGAAAATAGGCCAAAAATACGCCGCAAATTTGCGCGTTTGAGATCAAGGGGCGGGTAAATGGCATTACATTCTTGGAATTTGCAGAAGGCTATATACGCAAAGTTAAATGATGCAACAATATCAGGGGCAAGTGTTTCTGACGTTCCTATTTATGATGATGTTCCAGAAGGAACAGTCGCGCCGTATATAAATATTGGAGAGGAAACTGCCATTAATGATGGCACTAAAACAGTGGATGCGGTTGAGCATACGCTAACTATTCATATTTGGTCAGAATATAGGGGCAGATATGAAATTAAGCACATTATGCAACAGGTCTACCAAAACCTCCATAATACTGCTATAACTGTGTCAGGTGCTTCATTGGTCAACATACGGCAAGAGTTCGCTACGACCCTTGAGGAAGCTGATGGAATAACGCGGCACGGAGTAATGAGATTTCGCGCCATCGTGTTTGACAACTAAGGAGAAAGAACATGGCGGCACAAAAAGGCTCCGCAATGCTACTGAAAGTTGATATAGGCGGAACAGCGACTACTGTTGCTGGATTGCGGTCAACTTCAATTACAATGAACGATGAAGCGGTTGATGTAACAACCAAGGATAGCTCTGGTTTAAGGCAGCTTTTAGGCGGTGGTGGTATCCAATCATTTGCCGCATCTGGATCAGGCGTATTTAATGATCAGCCATCAGAGGCGGCTGTTCGCACAGCTTTTGATGCTCAAAGAACAGCAGGAACATTTACTGACTTTGATGTAATAGTACCTGGGTTTGGAACATTCGCTGGACCGATGATGATCTCATCTATTGAATATGCGGGTGAGTATAATGGCGAAGTAACATACTCAATTAGTCTTGAGAGCGCTGGAACCTTCGCGTTTACGGCGTCTTAAAAATGGCTTGGCTCAGCGTTAAAATAGAGGTTGATGGCTCAACTTTCTCTGGCTGGGCCAAATCAAATTCTCAATGCGATTTTGTAATGAGTTTTTCCGCAGCACTTGAAGTCGGCAGTCATTTCAAGGTTGAGGGGAAATCTTATATTGCAGAAAGCGTTATAAACGTAGCAAATCGCAATGAAGAACTTTTAATAAGTGGAAAGGAAGTAACTAATGTCAAACCCAAAGCGAGGGGAACTGGAGGTAAGCCTCAACGGGCAAAGTTATCAATGCAGGATAACGATGGACGTAATAATGAGGATAGAGACTAATCTTGGTAAGGGAGTTCTTAAAATAGCTCAAGAACTTCAAAATGCAGAAATGTCTGCTACTCAAATGGTTTCAATTTTAACTCCTGTCCTTAGATCAAGCGGTGCAGATTTGAAAGATAAGGATGTAGCAAATTTGATCTGGGAAGCTGGTTTCGCGCAAGGTTTAAAGATAATTGCAGAAGTAATTATTTTTATCATTGGCGCTGGAGATGACGAGGGAAACGAACTGATGGTGGTCGGGCAAAAGTAGAAGTTTATCCTTGGGATGATTGGCTAAGAATGGCCCTTGGAAAGATGCGAATGACCTCGGATGAGTTTTGGGGTCTTTCAATTCAAGAATTTTTCCTAGCGTCTGAGGGATTTTCTGAGTTTCATTCTGGAGGTAAGCCACCGCCTCTACGAAAGGATGAGCTAAGTGATTTGATGGAAAGGTATCCAGATTAATGGCTACAACAGTTGATACCCTTCTAGTCCGTATTGAAGCGGATATGTCTGATTTGAAGCGTGATTTAAATCGCATTTCTCAGCAAACAGAACAGCAAACAAATAAAATGGCGGCGAGCTTTCGCAAGGTAGGAACCGCGTTGGCCGCTCTTGGGGGAGGTGCAGCCCTTGGGAGTTTGGTTAAGGGATTTGTTCAAGCTGGGATAGAAGTAGAAAATTTAAGCGTAAGATTTAATACTCTTTTTGGGGATGCAGAAGAAGGTGGTAGAGCCTTACAAGCTCTAACAGGATATGCTTCTCAGGTTCCATTTTCGCTTCAAGACATTCAACGGGGTGCTGGATCATTAGCTGTTGTTTCAAAAGATGCTAATCAACTAAGCGCTGCACTTAAAATAACTGGTAATATCGCTGCATCAAGTGGACTTTCATTTCAAGATGCAGCAAGCAACCTTCAAAGAGCATTTACGGGCGGGATCGGTGCCGCAGATCTATTTCGTGATAGCGGCGTCAAAGCTATGGCGGGGTTTGAGGATGGAGTTACTTATAGCACTCAGCAAACTATTGATATGTTGCAAAAGGCTTTTGGTGCTGGCGGTGAGTATGATGGAATTACGGATCAGCTTGCACAGACTACTCAAGGTGCACTTTCAATGCTTGGTGATGCGTGGTTTTCATTTTCGAGAACGGTTGCTGAAAGCGGACTTAATGAAAGCTTTGTTAAATTAGTTGATTCATCGAAAAATCTTCTAATTGCAATACGCCCACTCGCTATTGTTTTGGGTAAAGTTCTTGGTGTTGCTTTAGATGGGTTTGCAAAGGCTGTTTCTTTTGTAACTGAAAATCTTAAAGGCTTAGTAATAGCTATGGGCGCTGTAATCGCCTTAAATATGGCTACTACTATGTTAAAGTTTGGCTTCCAAGCGCTTATGGCGGCAAGGGCGCTTACAAAGCTAAATGTTGCTTTTAAGGTAATGAATACCATAAGCGCGATAAGTTTAAGGAAATTTTTTCTGATTGCATCAGCAATGGGCTTCGTAGCTACAAGATTTGATGCTGTTAATGAAATGGTTGATACGCTTCTTTCAGCCTTCCAAGTCCTTATTCCAGAAGAAGTTTTGCAAAGGGTTGATGAATTTGCTGAAAAGATGGGTCTTAGCGAAGCTGGGATGAAAGCTTTAAAGGACCAAATGGAACAAGGGCCATCTGCGTTTGAGATTGGAGGTTTGGGCGCTGGTATAGCTGATATTATTTCCTTGCGTCAGGAAATTGAAAAAATAAACGGCGGCACTCCAGATTTAAACACAAAATTACAGGAATTAAATAAAGAGCTTGCTAGAGTTAAAGAAAACGGGACCCCAGAAGCCATTGCGGCAACTCAGCAAGCTATTGATACTTTAACAGCTCAGATACAAGCTTCCAATCCCATAATAGGGCAGTTGCAGGATAGTTTGGCTCAATTTAGCTCAGGTATATCGCAATCCTTCGTTAATGCAGTTGCAGATGGCAAAGATGCTATGAAAAGCTTAGAAAATTTATTTAACGATATGGTAAAAAAGCTTATCGCAAAAGCTATTGAACTATTTGTTGTTAATCAAATTTTGAACTCTGTATTTAGCGTTTTTGGGGGCGGCACACCATTTGAAAGCGGTCAATTATTTGGGAAGGCTGGTGGTGGTACTGTCCAACAGGGAATGCCAACTCTCGTCGGGGAGCGCGGACCTGAGTTATTCGTTCCTTCTGGAGCGGGCAAAATCATGAACAATATGAACACTCAAAATGCTCTTGGCGGCGGCGGTGTAACCATAAATCAAACAATCCAAGTAGAAACAGGTGTATCTCAAACAGTGCGGGCTGAAATGCTTTCGTTGCTGCCCGTTATAAAAGAAGATACAATCAATGCAGTCGCTGATAGTAGGCGGCGCGGCGGTTCATTTGCACAGGCGTTTTCCTAATGGCTTTAATTACTATGCCCAGTTCACCAGCGTTTACCCAATCCTCTTGGGCAATCAAGAGGGCTGTAGCGGGTAGCAGAAGCCCGTTTAGCGGCCATGAGCAGGTCTACGAGTATTCAATGGCATGTTGGCAAGCAACTGTTACTTTGCCTCCTATGAAGCGCTCTCAGGCGGGTGCATGGCAAGCCTTCTTTTTAAAGCTTCGCGGGCGGGCAAATACTTTTTTGATGGGCGATCCTGATGGGCAGTCAAATATTGGAACGGCTACAACGGTATCTGTTACAAGCGGAACCCATGCAATCGGAGATACTACTATTCCTTTGACCCTCAACGGCACTTTGAAGGCTGGAGATTATGTGCAGTTTGGAACCAGTGCCGCCTCTCAGCTTCATATGATTGTTGCAGATATGTCAGGAACGGGAACCGCCACAATCGAACCATCGTTAAAAGTTGCAATTAGTAGCTCTACAGCGGCCTCAATATCTGGTACAACGGCTGTTATGAGAATGGATAGTAATGATCTGGGGTGGGATGCAGATCATGTTAGCAAGTACGGCTTCTCATTTAGCTGTACGGAGGCAATATGAAATTGAGTGACGCAATACTTTCTCCCGCTGTTGCCGCTGGCATAGCTATTGTAGCCGCATTGGGCGCGATTTTAAGGTTCGTATTTACCAACCAAAAGAAAATCGCCGTGCTTGAAGCCCGTTATGATGACATCAAATATCTCCTGAAAGAAATGCGCGATGAGCAAAAAGAGCTTAGACGCGACGTTCAGAATTTAGCCCGCAAATAAAATGTGATATGATGGGGCCATGATTTGCGCCCTAACCTCTATTGCTTTTGGAATGTATCCCTTTGGGGTGATGTTCAAGGCGTGTCGTTATGGATGCCCGCCGCCTTCGTTTTATTACCATTATCCAAAGGTCATAAAAATAATCCCAGAGGCTCAGTGCCCTCGTTATGTAATTGTGGGGCGTGATACATGATTGATCCATTTACAGCGCTTGCAGCGGTCAAATCTGCGGTGTCAGCGGGCAAGGAACTGGTCAATGTAACTAAGCAAATCGGTGAGTTTTTTGACGGTGTAGACGATTTACGTGCTGCACATGAGAAAAAAAAGAACAGCCTTTTCTCTGGGTCAGATGAAAACGCTATGGAAACCTTTGTTAATCTTCAACGCGCCCGCGATGCAGAGGAAGAATTGCGTCAAATCGTAATCGCAACCAGAGGCTTTAGCGCTTGGGGTGAATTGCAAGCTATACGGGTTCAAGCAAGGAAAGATCGTAAGGCTAAGGCAGAAGCGGAGCGAAAGCGTAAAGCTAAGATGATTGAACGCATTGTTATCTATGGCGGCGCGGTAATTATTGTTTCAATCATGATTGGAATTGCTGTTGTGATTATATTGGCGAAGCAAGGTCGCATCTAATGTCTGACGGTGTAAGCGGCATAGGTTCAGCGCCGTTTAATGTTGGCAGTGATATACATCAGCAAACGCGCAGCAGAGAGCGCATAGAGGCCCACCTAGCAGAGCAAAGGGTGGAGAAAGAGCATAGGGCCAACCATAGCCATTTAGAGGCCTTAGCAAAGCAGCGTTTTGACTTAAACGAAACTTATGATAGATTTGGGCGCAAGACTACAGCGGACAGGCCGCAAGGAACCAAAATAAACATAGAGGTTTGACATGGCAAACACGTTTGAAAAGATCCTGCAGTATCGTCTAATGCCTCGCATTATGATGCTGGTAATGACGATTATGTATATCAAGGTCATAAACTGGGGAATGAGCCTTGACGATTTAAGCACTCAACAATCCGCAATGATTTCAGTTGTCAGCGGAGCCATGACAGGCACGATAGCAGTGTGGCTTAGTTCAGAAAAATGATACAAGCATTTATAGGCCCAATAGCAAACCTCGCTGGTAGCTGGTTGCAGGGCAAAGCGGATAAGACGGCAGCGGAAGCTAAGTTAAAGCTTACTGAAGCAGAAACAAAATCCAAAATCCTTCTCAGCGAAAAAACAAGCGTTGCTGATTGGGAACGGATCATGGCGCAGGGAACCCAAAACTCATGGAAAGACGAATATCTCGTTTTACTTTTTTCTTTGCCCTTGATTTTATGCTTTACTGGAGAGTGGGGACGCAGCGCTGTTGCTGATGGTTTCGCCGCATTGGAGAAAATGCCAGAGTGGTATCAATACACTTTGGGAGTGATCGTAGCGAGTAGCTTCGCCGTGCGCTCCGCAACGAAGTTTTTTAGGAAATAAAAATGGCAGATGTAAAGGTTCCCTTGGCGCTTGTCGCTGCAATGGTGGCTCAAGTTATCGCTGGCACTTGGTATTTCGCAGAGCAAGCTCACAAGATTGATGTTCTAGTTGAGCAGTTAGCTATTCTTGATGAGGTCGTTCTTACGCTTGAGGCCGACAATCAAGCGCTCATAACCTTTGCAACCTTTACAGAGAATAAATGGGCAGAGGCTTACAGCGAAGATATGACCTACGTTCGCACATTTGGAACGAAGCCCGCACAGGAGGATTAAAATGACCTTAGCCATGCAAAAGCTACAAGAGCGCATAGGGGCGGCCACAGACGGTTCTTTTGGACCTAACACAGCGCGAGCCATCACAAAGCACTTTGGCCTATCAGCGGAGCGCTCAGCGCATCTACTGGGCCAAGCATCACATGAGAGTGGTGGATTTACCCGCGTTTGCGAAAGTTTGTATTATAGTTCGCCTGAGCGGCTTTGTAAGGTTTGGCCTCACAGGTTTAAGACTGTAGAGGATGCTGGGCCATACGCTAGGAACCCAAGGGCGCTTGCGGAAAATGTATATCTGGATGCAAACCGTGGCGCAAAATACAAGCTAGGAAATGAAACACCTCAAGATGCCAGCGCATTTATTGGTCGTGGATTTCTTCAACTGACTGGTAAAAATAATTATCGTCAGTTTGCGGCTGACATGAGGCTTCCAGAGATTATGACTGATCCATCCTTGGTAGAAACTGATTATGCGTTTGAAACCGCTTATTGGTTTTTTGAGAAGAATAGGCTTTTTAAAATAGCAGATGAGGGCGTCGATACCAACACGATTGAAAAGATAACGAAGCGGGTAAATGGTGGTTATCATGGGCTTCAAGATCGGTTAGATCAAACAAACAAGATTTACGGCTGGCTAACTTAGTGCCATTTTTCGTTGAGATTGGGTCTTGTGATTTTGATACCTGTTTACCTTTAGCTCAAAATGGCTGGGGGGGTATTGTCTGCGAAGCAAACCCTGAGATTTTTCCAGATGTTAAAAAAATGTTTTTAGGAACTAATGTTCATTGCATGAATTGCGCCGTGACAGATCATGACGGAGAGGTTGAAATCGCGCTTGCGGCTGGATGGGGTTGGGCTAAAGGCATTTCACACATTACAAGCCCAAACCATTTAGGTGCTAGGCTCTGCGATGATCCAAAGAACGAAAATAATTTTAAGCCCCCTGTTAAAGTTCAAGGCAGAACGCTTGACACAATCCTTGAATATCATGCAGTTTCAGAGATTGATTTTTTGAAAATTGATACGGAAGGTCATGAATTAAATATTCTTAAGAGTTTCAGTTTTAAAGTGCGCCCCAGATTCATCAAGATTGAACACAGGCTTACTGATGATTTGGCTATAAATGAAATATTGCGCCAAGAACATTATTTATCTTGGACTGAGGAAAACGATATTTACGCCGTTGGATAATCATGGAATAGTTAGGGTCGGGGCTGGCTCATAGGAAACTGTGACAGGGTTGTGATGGACTTGCTGGCCCCACGAAAAAACCTCCCAGATTTCTCTGAGAGGCTTCCTCATATCTAGCAACGTTGAGGTAACCAACCCCCTCGGTTGAAATCATCATGAATTATTTGATTTGGAATGGCAAGACAAAAAAACCCCGCCACCTGATTGGGTCAAGTGACGGGGGAGAGGGGAACCAACCAACCCCTCATCTACGCCGCATGGGAGGACGCGGCGTCTCGTGATAACCTCCACTTTC